ATACGACAATTTGTCATAGAATTTTTGATGGAAAATATTTTCCACCCAAAGTTCGTTATACCGTTGACGTACGACCATTTTTGAAAGACATTCTCAGAGAATTGACTGACATTTTTTCAGAACAAAGATTATCTTATCAATATTTGGATTTTGATTTGAGTAAGTGAGTATTTAATAATACACAGGGGAGCAATACAATATATGAACAAAAATTTCGATTACTTAGGAAACACTTTCCAGATTCAGTTATTGAATCAGATTGTGGTAGATAAAGATTTTTCATCATCTATTCTTGATGTCATCGAGTCCACATACTTTGATAACAAGTATTTCAAAATCATTTTACAAATGATTAAGGAGTACTATGTGAAGTATGAATCAACCCCTAACTTCGAAACTCTCGAACAAATTATCAAGTCTGAAGTTTCTCAAGAATTGGTAGCTAAAATTGTTTTGGACACACTAAAACAAGTTAAGGAAGCACCATTTGAAGGAACACAGTTTGTCCAAGAAAAGGCCTTGAAATTCTGTAAACAACAGGAACTTCAGAAGGCGATGGACAAGGCACAAAAAATTATCACTCAAGGAGATTTTGAATCTTACGATAAAGTGGAGGGGTTAGTTAGAGAGGCGTTACAGGTAGGTGAAATAGAGAAAGGTCAGACGGATATTTTCTCTGATTTAGAAACAGTATTAGATGAGGATTACAGACATCCAATACCTATGGGTATACCAGGTATTGATAAACTACTTAAGGGTGGTTTAGCTAAGGGAGAGATAGGTGTAATCCTTGCACCAACTGGTGTTGGTAAAACTACTATCTTAACCAAGATTGCGAACACAGCGTTTAACTTGGGATACAATGTCCTTCAGGTGTTCTTTGAGGACAATCCTAAAATTGTTCAGAGAAAACACTTCACAATATGGACAGGTATTCCACCTGATGAGTTGGCAAAACATAGAGAAGATGTAATGTCAAAGGTTACTGAAATACAAGAAACAATGAAAAACAAACTTGTATTGAAGAAATTGGCATCGGATACTATGACAATGAACCAACTTAAAAATCAGGTTAGAAAAATGATTGCGGATGGAAATAAACTTGATATGATTATGTTAGATTATATCGACTGTGTATTACCTGAGTCATCATCAAAGGACGAGTGGAAGGCTGAAGGTTCGGTAATGAGAGGGTTTGAGGCTATGTGTCACGAACTCAACTTGGTTGGTTGGACTGCAACTCAAGGGAATAGAAGTTCTATTTCTTCAGAGGTAGTAACCACTGACCAAATGGGAGGGTCAATCAAAAAGGCCCAAGTTGGACACGTCATCATCACGGTGGCAAAAACACTTCAACAGAAAGAAATGAATTTGGCGACAATCGCGATAACAAAGTCTCGTCTTGGAAAAGACGGGGTTGTATTCGAGAACTGTAAATTCAACAATGAACTTCTTGAAATTGATACTGAAAGTTCAGTAACGTTCTTAGGATTTGAGGAACAACAAGAAGAAAAGAAGAGAGACAGAGTCAAAGAATTGATGGAGAAGAGAAAACAAAAGGAACAACAACAATTATAAAACACACAATTAATTATGGAAAAAATTTTAATAGAGAATCCCAATAGGTTCGTTATATTCCCAATTGAGCACAATGATATTTGGGAATTTTACAAACAACATCAGGCAGCTTTTTGGACTGCTGAAGAGGTAGATTTGACTAATGATATTAGAGATTGGAATAATCTTACTGAAAATGAACAATATTTTGTTAAAAATATTTTATCATTCTTTGCGGCTTCTGATGGTATCGTTAATGAAAATCTTGCAGAAAACTTCTTAAAGGAAGTACAATATCCTGAAGCTAAATTTTTCTATGGATTTCAGTTGATGATGGAAAACATTCATAGTTTGATGTATTCATTACTCATCGATACGTATATCTCAAACGAAAAAGAAAAACAACTTTGTTTCACAGCATTAGATAATCTACCTGCAGTTCAAAAGAAGGCTAAGTGGGCTCTTGATTGGATTGAAAACGCATCCTTCCAAGAGAGACTTGTGGCATTCGCTGCGGTTGAAGGTATTTTCTTTTCAGGGTCTTTCTGTTCAATTTTCTGGTTGAAGTCAAGAGGTATTATGCAAGGTTTGTGTAATGCAAACAGTTTGATTTTCAAAGACGAGAATCTTCACTGCGACTTTGCAATTCACTTAGTTAATAATCACTTGGAAACTAAACCATCTGAAAAAAGAATTAAAGAAATTCTATTGTCTGCATTGGAGATTGAAAAAGAATTCATCACAGAATCATTACCTGTTTCACTTATTGGTATGAACTCCAATCTTATGAAACAATATTTGGAATTCGTTACTGATGGATTGTTGGTTAAGTTTGGATGTAAAAAAGAATTCAATGTTGAACAACCATTTAAGTTTATGGAACAGATTGCGGTTGAAACTAAAGGTAACTTCTTTGAGTCAAGAACGATGGAATACCAAAAAGCGAAATTAAACGAAGAGTTATCATTCGATTCTGATTTTTAATTTAATACTTTTATATCTATGATGTCATTAAAAATTAAAAAAAGAGGAGGGGAAGATGTTTCATTCAACCCTCAAAAAATTTATAACAGAATTAAAAGAGCTGCTAAGGGTTTGACCGTTAACTCTGATGAGATATTCATTAAAGTTATTACATCAGTACCAACTGAAGGTAATATAACCACAAAAGAGCTAGATAAACTTGTTTATGAAATCGCTGCGGCATATACTGGTAGTCACTATGATTATTCTAGACTTGCGGCTTCAGTTGCGATTTCATCGTATCATAAGGAAACCGATCCAAGTTTTTCAAATGTAATGCATACCCTTCATGTTGATGGTGTTGTTCATGATGACCTTATGAATGTGATTGAAAAGTATGGTCCTTCTAAAATTGATGAAGTCATCAATCATGAGAATGATTACAACTTTGATTACTTTGGATGGAGGTCATTACAAGAAATGTATTTGTTGAAAACCCCTCAAGGTAAAGTAATTGAAAGACCACAACACATGTATATGAGAGTGGCATTGTGGGTGACCAATTCATTTGAAGAAGCGGTAGAATATTATCATTCATTATCAAGTCAGAGAATTTCTAAGGCGACTCCAATTATGATTAACTCAGGAACAAAAGTTCCTCAGTTAGCATCTTGTGTGTTACATTATAATAATTCAGATTCAAGAGAAGGATTACTAAAAACCTTGAATGATATTTCAACATATTCTTCAGATGCTGCGGGTATTGGATTGTCTATGTCAAACATCAGAAGTAAAGAAAGTAGAATCAAATCATCTGGTGGTTTTGCTGGTGGATTGTTAAAATATCTTAAGATTGTAAACGAATCATTGAGATTCTTTAACCAACAAGGAAGAAGACCTGGTAGTGCTGCGATATACTTAGAACCATGGCACAAAGATATTTTCGATTTATTGGATATCAAAAAGAATACAGGTGCAGAAGAATTGAGAGCGAGAGACTTATTTACTGCACTTTGGATTCCTGATAATTTCATGAGAGCGGTAAAAAATAATGAAGATTGGTATTTGTTCTGTCCAAATGATATTATCAGAGCAGGTATCAAACCTTTACAGGAATGTTTTGGTGACGAATATGAAAGAAACTATCAGTTAGCTGTTAATGCTGGTATTGGTCGTAAAGTGAAGGCCCAAGAGATTTGGAGTAAAGTAATTGAATCCCAAGTTGAAACTGGTGTTCCTTATTTATGTGCCAAAGATAGTGCGAACAAGAAAACCAACCATCAAAACATTGGTGTAATTAAACAATCTAACTTGTGTAATGAAATCTATCAGTATACTGATGAGAACACAACAGCGATTTGTACTTTATCTTCAATCGTTCTTAAAAACTTTATTGTTGAAGGAAAGTTTGACTACAAGTTATTAATTCAAGAAGTTAGAAAGGCGGTACGAGCGTTGAACAATGTTATCGACAAGAATAATTATTCAACTCAAAAAGGTCTTAAAGGAGGTTTAGAACAAAGAGCAATTGGTATTGGAGTACAAGGTTTAGCGGATGTATTCTGTCTTTTGGATTATGTTTTCACTTCTGATGAGGCTAAGACTTTGAACAAAAATATTTTTGAAGCAATTTACTTCGCAGCAATTACTGAAAGTAATGATTTGTGTAAGAAAGGAATTAGACACCCTTACGAATTCTTCAAAGGTTCTCCAATGTCAAAAGGTATCTTCCAATTTGATATGTGGGAAATTAATGAATCTGAGTTATTTTTAGATTGGGAAACATTAAAGAAAGATGTTCAAGAGTTTGGTGTTTGTAACTCCTTATTTACCGCTCAGATGCCAGTTGCATCTTCAGCAAAAATTACAGGTTCATTTGAAATGACTGAACCAGCACATTCGGCACTATTCAACCGAAGAGTTGTTGGTGGGGAAATTATGATTGTGAACAAGTACTTAATTAATGACTTTGAAAAAATTGGTATTTGGTCCGAAGATTTGAAGAATGAAATTATTATGAATGAAGGTTCAATTCAAAACATTAATTTCAATCAATACCTTGACCCTGAAGACAAAAACTATAACAAAAAGGTTAAGAGAATTGAGCATTTAATTCCTAAGTACAAAACAATTTGGGAGATTTCTCAGAGAGATTTGATTAATATGGCGGCAGATAGAGCACCATTCATTGATCAGTCTCAGTCTATGAACATATATATGTCGAATCCTACGTTGTCTAAAATTACATCATCTCACTTTCACTCGTGGGAAAAAGGTTTGAAAACATTATGTTATTATGTAAGGACTAAGGCAATTTCAACAGGAGCTAAACACTTAGCGTTGGATATGTCAAAGACACAAAAATCAAAACCAAATGTTGAAGTTCCTAAAGTTGATTATAGTAGTATGAATTTACCACCAAAACCTGAAGGAATTGAAATTGAGTGTTTCGGTTGTTCTTCGTAATTAAATAATTAATCCCGATATATTTCGGGATTTTTTATTTTGGGCTATTTATAAGGAAAAACAAGGGACTTATATTTATCTTTATGGCAAACGGAGTTACATATGGTATTAATTTTCCATTCAGAGATTCGAGACGAGGAGATTATTTAGAGCTTACTCAATTAGCAGACCAACAGGTAAAGTCAGATTTAATTCATTTACTTCTAACCAGAAAGGGAAGTAGATATTATCTACCGAATTTTGGAACAAGATTATATGAATTTTTATTTGAGCCTTTTGATGGATTAACGTTTGATGCAATTCAATCGGACATAAGGGATGCTGTTCAGACTTTTATGCCAAATCTTTTATTAAATCAAATAACAATAACACCAGCAGATCCTGAGGAAGAAGTGGATAGTATGATAGGAGAAAATACACTTGGTACAAGTGAATCACCAATCTATAGATTACCTGGCAAAGGAACCTCAGAATACACTGCAAAAATTAGAATAGATTATTCAAATAACAGATCGAGTTTTGCTCAAAGTGATTTTGTTATTATTAATATTTAATATAGATGGCAAATCGTAAAATTTCATATACAACCAGAGATTATCAGGGAATAAGAACTGAGTTACTTAATTATGTAAGGACTTACTATCCTGAACTTATCCAAGATTTTAATGACGCATCTGTATTCTCGGTGTTTTTAGATTTGAACGCTGCAGTTGCAGACAACCTACATTATCATATAGATAGAAGTATTCAAGAAACTGTACTTCAATACGCACAACAGAGGTCTTCAATTTATAATATTGCCAGAACTTATGGTTTGAAATTACCAGGCCAAAGACCATCTGTAGCCTTAGTAGATTTTTCAATAACTGTTCCTGTATTTGGTGATAAAGAAGACGAGAGATATTTGGGAGTTTTGACAAGAGGTTCTCAAGTTTCAGGAGCTGGTATTGTGTTTGAAAATATATACGACGTTGATTTTACCTCACCATACAATGCACAAGGTTTTCCAAACCGACTCAAAATTCCAAACCGTAATGCCAACAATGTCATAATCAATTATACTATTACTAAAAGAGAACTTGTTGTAAATGGAATTACAAAAGTTTTCAAACGAGTAATAACTCCAAATGATGTTAAACCATTTTTTGAATTGTTTTTACCTGAAAAAAATGTTTTGGGTATTACAAGTGTTTTGTTAAAAAGTGGTACTGAATATACAAATATACCTACTGTCGCAGAATTTTTAGGTACACCTAATAAGTGGTATGAAGTAGATGCATTAGCCGAAGACAGAGTATTCATTGAGGACCCTACTAAAGTTTCTGACCAACCTGGAATTAAGGTGGGAAGATATATACAAACATCAAACAGATTCATCAGTGAATACACTCCTGAAGGGTTTAAGAAGTTGACATTTGGTGGAGGAACAAACACGGCTCAAGATGCCTTAGACCAATTTACAACTGTAGGGGCAACAATCGACTTACAAAGATATTCAAATAATTTATCTTTGGGGTCAGCTTTAACACCTAATTCAAGTTTATTTGTTCAATACAGAGTAGGTGGTGGATTGGGTACAAACTTAGGTACAAATGTAATCACACAAATAGGAACTGTTTCATTTTTTGTTAATGGACCTTCTGAACTTACAAACTCTTCGGTAGTGAATTCTTTGAGATGTAATAACGTTACTGCCGCAATTGGTGGGGCGGGATTACCATCACTCGAAGAAATTAGAAATTATGTTTCGTTTAACTTTTCAGCACAGAAAAGAGCGGTGACTGTACAAGATTATGAATCGATTATTAGAAATATGCCTTCTGAGTTTGGTGCTCCAGCCAAAGTATCAGTAACTGAAAATAATAATAAAATATTAATTCAGCTATTATCTTATGATACTTCGGGTAAATTGACGAATATAGTTTCGAATACTTTAAGACAAAACATTGCAACATATCTTTCTAACTACAGAATGATGAATGATTACATATCAATTTTCACCGCTGAAGTGATTGATTTAAGTGTTGAAGTTCAAGTCGTATTAACTTCAGCTCAAAATTCAGGACAAGTAATCGCTGAAATAGTTGACAGAATTTCAACATATTTTAATCCTCAAGTCAGAGAATTGGGACAAAACGTTTATTTATCAGAGATACAAAGCATTGTTCAAAACCAAAGTGGTGTTCTAAGTGTTTCTTCAATCAAAGTCTTCAACAATGTTGGTGGTCAATATTCTTCAGCAGAAACTTCAATGGAATATTCAGACCCTGAAACAAAACAAATTGCACCTGTTAATTCAACAATTTTCGCACAACCTTCTCAAGTGTATCAAATTAGATATCCAAATAAGGATATTAAAGTCTCGGTAATTAATTTCCAATCTACAACATTATCGTAATAGGTTTATTATCTAATACTTTGGTCTATAATTTATGATGTGTGTATTAACTTTGAAAAATTACACATAAAGTATTTATAAACTAAAGACAATAGATGGGTGATTCATATAGAATTAAGACCGAACTTGGTATTAACAAATCAATTAACGTACAATTAGACCAAGAGTTTGAGTTCTTAGAAATTTTATCTCTCAAGATACAACAAACAGACATCTACACAAGAAGTTGTGCTGATTATGGTGTCTTAGTTGGTCGAGTTACGGCAAACAACGGATTCGGAATACCGAATGCGAGAGTTTCAATATTCATTCCTATTGAACAAGTCGATGAATCAAATCCATTGATTACATCTATATATCCTTACAAATCTCCAAATGATAAAAATGAAGATGGGTATAGATATAATTTACTTCCCTACACTCCTTCATATTCAAAACATTCTGCGACAGGAACTTTACCATCAAGATCGGATGTATTGACTGGAGGCACTGCAGTTGAAATTTACGACAAGTATTACAGATTCACTTCGAAAACTAATGATAGTGGTGATTACATGATTATGGGTGTTCCACTCGGGCAACAAACTATAGTCATGGACGTAGACCTTTCAGACATCGGTGAATTTTCTCTAACACCTCAAGATTTAATTAGAATTGGTTTAGCCACTGAGGCACAAGTTGCAGGAAATAAATTTAGAACATCAAGTGACTTAAATTCTTTACCACAAATAATTAACTTAGTTAAAAATGCTGAAATTTCTCCTTTGTGGGGGGATCCTGAAATATGTGACATATCAATTAATAGATTAGATTTTGACTTACGAGATGATGCAAATGTTGATATTCAACCAACATCAGTTTTCATGGGGTCAATTTTTTCGACTGAAGATAATTTTAGACTCAGATCTAATCGAATACTTGGAAACGAATTGGGATGTAGACCTCGTGACAACATGGGGAATTTGTGTGACCTTGTCCCTGGACCAGGACAAATATTGGCAATCAGACAGACAATCCAACAAGATGAGAATGGTAATCCTGTGTTGGAGGTTTATGAGTTGGAGCAAGCTGGAAATGTCATAGATGGGGACGGGACATGGATTGTCGAACTTCCAATGAATTTGGATTACTTTATAACAAACGAGTTTGGTGAAAAAGTAATATCGAGTGATACTACGATTGGGATTCCGAGTAAAGCAAAATATAGATTCAAAATCAAATGGCAACAGTCTCCTGGTTTATCTCAACAAACTAGGAGAGCAAGTTTTTTAATTCCAAATGTTAGAGAATATGGTTGGATTGATTCTGGTAATGACCCAAATTATTCAACAAATGTTACAAGACAAAATAAATTAAAGAGTTCTTATTACTTTGGACTAGATTGGAATGGTTATGTGACAGGGTTTACAAGTTCGGAAAGAATTCAAAAACTCAACGAGATAATTGATTGTCAAGACACTTTTTATGAATTCAAATTCAATAGGGTTTATACTGTTTCAAATTTGATTGACCAATACAAAAAAGGAGGAAGAGGTAGATTTATAGGAATAAAAGAAATCGATGATGCATCTTGTAATTCAACTGTGAATAAATTTCCAACAAATGATGGGTTTAAAAATTTTAATATATTGTTCTTTGTTTTTTCCATTTTGATGCAAGTAATACAGATTGTTTCAATCCCATTATTAATTGTAACTCACGTTGTGGCTTTTATGTGGAATTTATTTATTAGGCTTAGGGTTTGGATTAGTAGTTTCATTGGTATATTAATTCTTGTCAACGTTTTCTTGGGTATTAAAGCAGCTGTAAAAGGATTTAAAGAAAAGGCTAACGCAATTTCTTTTGCTGCGGCGGCAACTGCTGCGGCGGCAACTCTTGTTTTGGCTCCATTAGCAGTACTTTTTGGTGTACTCTCGGTTACTTCAGCCACGGCAGCGGCGGCATTTTTCGCCTCTGCGGTACAATATGCCATAACTGCGGCTAAATTGGGGGCTCTCCTAATTGCATTGAATGTGATTTTCAAATTAGTTAAAGGTCAACCTATAAAAGGATTCAACCTTCCAGTGATTACTTATCCTGATTGTGCTTCTTGCGAGTGTGGGGTATCAGAAGCTGATTCAGAAAATTCAAGTTTATCGTTAGGTACTTTAGCATCACAATTTTCTAATTCGTCATTATACTATAATAAGTTAGTTAATGCGGTCATTCAACTAGGAATATCACAAGAGAATTCTGAAGCTGTTGCGGGATCGTTTTCTTCTACTATTGGTGGGAATAACACTACCAATAACAACAATCAGGCTTATAAAGTGATGGAATCCGAACCTGGTATATTAGCCACGACTGATGGAGGGAACGAATATTTTACATATTCGAATTACATACCATTCGGAGAAAGGATAAACAACTTCAATTTACGACAAAAATATTTTAATGGTTCAAATCGAATTAGTGTTTCATTTGATACTGACTTAAATAAACACTACGATAGTACATTAATATTAATTTATGACGCTCCTTTAGATTCAGGAACCCTTTTGACTTTTGTAGATCCTTTACTCACAAGAGACGTAAATGCGACATATACTGGTAATACAGGTGGTTATGTTAGGGGTATAAGTGGAACACCATTAAATCCTGGTTTATCAACTTACAATGTTGAGTATTGTGACCCAAATAATCAGTTGAACAATTTATCTGTAAGTTATTTACTGAGCTCAGGGTCTACCTTGACCAACTATAAATTCCCATCTGACGTTGAATATTTTCAAGTATTGACTGGAATTACAGTGTCAGAAGCATCCACAATTTGGGATACATCTACTGTTGGGTCATTACCGAACATAATGAACTCTGGAACTCAAGTCATTATAAGTGTAAAATTCCCTGTTATTGGTTGGAACGAAACTACTCTTTCAGAACTTCAGATAAAAGATTTATTTGAATCATTCTCAGAAAAATACATTTTGATTTTGCAGAGGGGAGTCGACCCATATTCACCACTTTATAATAACAAGTATGGATTAGGTAAGTTATTTGGTTTAGAAAATGAGGATGACTTATTCATAACCGCGAATACGAGATTGAATATTCCAATTCAAAAATTACCTGATAGTACTATTTCAGTTCAAAAGTTTAATAATCAGGATAATATTTTTTATCCATCTCACTTCTTCAGAGGTAATGATACGGAATTTTCGGCATTTACAACTAGCTTGGTAGGATATTATGGAGCGTATGATGCATTGAATCTGCCTCAAAACTCGTCCACATTGAATGTCAATGGGGTTAATTGTTTTGTATCATCAATTACAAATGATTCATGGTCAAGTGGAATTGATGAACCTGCAAAATATACCACTTCCGAAGATTTGTCGGGAGGAGCTTATTATTTTGTAGAGGGGGGACAAGAACCATCAACAACTAAAATTACATATTTCACAAGTGTATTATTACCAAGTTTGACTGCTAATCCGATGAGCATCACTTCAAGATTGAAAAATGTTATGAGGACTGATAGGCTTCCATCTTCAGATGTATTGGACGGTTCAAGTTGGGATTACAATCCGTCATTACTACAACAAAACTTAGGATTTGCAGTCTATGTTATAGATGACGAAGGAGGGGTGATTCAAACATCTAATTTCTCTACAGGGGCTGAAATAGCTAATCCTGATATTGTGGGTCAGTATGCTTCTTCAAACGTGTTCGAGACTCTTAATACCTGTAGTCAAATTGTAAGTTTGGGATGTTATGAAGGATTTGGAACTGACTTCCAAGTCAATCAGAATTGTGCGGATAAGGATGCGGTTATAGGAGGATGTTATCAATTCCTGAAAAGACCTTTATTGGATATAGGGAAAGACGTAAGAAATTTCAATGAATGGGCTTATCGATGGAGATTTTTTTATGGGTTATGCCAAGGAGTATTATCTCAATCATTTGTAAACAATTGGATAAATGGGGCATTGTACATGTATCCTATACAAGTTAATACAATTTTTGATTCTCAAAACAAACCTGAACCACCTATTTTTTGTAAAGATGTAATATACTTTGAAAGTGATACCAATAACTTCTATTATAGAAGTAGTCCATTTAATGAGTTTACAAATAAATTTGTTGGTAAATTAGCGACTCAACCAGGGGCATTAAATGATTTGAATTTACAATCCCCAACAACAGTCATCAATCTTGGAATGAAGGATAGTTTCTATAATGAAATTATCTTGGGGGATGGTGATACAGGTGCTTATGTGATGAATCAAATGAATCCTACTTCATATGGAGATCCATCTGACTTGATAAACCTTTTTGTGATTTCAAGGATTACGGATGAAAAATTTTTACAACGAATTATTAGCGGTAAAGACAATGGTATAAACCAACTTTTTTCAAGACCTAGTCTTCGAATAGATGGTGATTTAGCTCAATTATTATCTATCAATTCGGAATTGGGAGTGATTAAGTTTTCACCTGAATTCTATCAAATTGTCCCTAATCAATTAGGGCCTGTAGAAGTTTTAGGTACTCCGTCAAATCCTCTAATTGCTGTTTGGTTTTCATCCACAACCGAGGACCTTCAAGTTAAAGATTACTTAACTCCAGGAAGAATTAATTTCAGAACAAATGATAATTCTGTAAATTATCCATATCCATATGGAATTAAATCACAGATAGTTCCTTTCTATCAGTGGAAATTAACAAATCAAAACACAATATTTGGGTCAGAGCTTAATAATTGGGCAACTAATTATGTGGATATTGTTCAAGATAAACTATATCAATCCTTGGACAGAACGAGTCTTACAACTCCAAACTATTTTAGACCTTTGACAAGTAGTGTAAGTGACTTGTATGCTAGAGGTTACATTTTCAGTGTAGATGCCGCAGGTAATTATTCTACAACAGGAGCGTCATCTGGCCGATTCATTGTTGGAGCACCATTCCATTTTTATTTTGGAATAGTAAAAGGTAATAGTGCTTTAGATAAATTCAAAACAAAGTATTCTGTAGATGAATAAATATTCTTTAATACCAAGTAGTCAGAGATATAAAGGTGCTCCCGCATTGAATGAAGAATTGACAATCACTCTTCAAGAACAAAGCCAGGAGATTACTGAGTATGATCGAACATCAACTCTGAATTTAGCTCAAGTCTATGACAACGAAAGACAATCAAACACTATTTTTAGACCAACATTCAAAGTTACATACCTTTACGATAATACTTATACCGGCAATACTACGTATCTTCCATTCCAATATAATCTATATTATACTGACCCTATTTCATCTAAACAAAGTGGTATTTGGAGAGGATTCCCCCAATATTATGAATTTGATTTCTATAGACCTAACGTAGGAGACAATCATTTTCAATATAAAGCTAAAAGTGCTTACACCTATAATTGGATGTACTATCTAACATATCCTTATGAGAATGATGGGAATAGACAACTTACATATTACTCAAGGACAAACAATGATGTGAATTGGATTGCGTCTAGTGGTATTCCATTTTCGATTACAAGTACTACTCGTAATGGTAATGGATTGGTTTCATTCGTATGTATTGCTCCACATGGATTGACAATAGGGGAATATGTTGAATTGTCTTTCAGTTATAGAGGGAGCAACATTTTTCAAGTGTTTTCATTGGGGAATGGATTATTTGGGAGTAGGGAACACGTATTCAATTTGTTTAACATTGGATTTACTGGAGCAACATTTAGTAATGGTAAAGTTGGAACTTTTAGAAGAGTTATTAACCCAAGTAATTTGATAGAAACAAGGTCTAAATATTATATTAAGAAATATAAAGTTTTAACCAATCTTACTGACCTTGCTATAACCAAAGCAGGATTTGAGAAAAATGTGTTCGGGGAGCAAAGTAAGTTAGAATATAGTTCAATTACGCCAAATAATGTAACTAGGATTTCCCAAAAGTTGAGTTCTAATGCCTTTGACTTAACATCAAATTATGATTTGGATTTTGCGGCATTACGGGACAATCAAAAAAGACCATTGAATGAAATCAGTTTAACAATCATTAACAAAGGATATTCAGGTTATTTCAATCAACCATTCAGAGGAGTTGGTTTGAAACAAGGGTGGGAGTTTAACTTATCAAAAAATATTAATCCATGGTGGGACCTGAAAAATGAAAGGTCAAATACGAGTATTCCTGTTTCAGCGTATACTCTTACCAATGGTGCGAGAAAGACATTTTATTATAATCTCGATTTGAAAGCAGGTGATGTAATTGATGGTGATTTTTGTGAGTGGAATGATTATGAACAAGCTGAACGTGTCGTATCCAAATACTATCACAAATTGAAGTTTAATCAGGAGGTGTTTCAAACAACAAATAATTATTCAACAAACACACCAGGATATTACTACAGCCCCCACAATGCTATGGTTCTGAAAGTTTTTTCAGATTACATTGAAACTGCTAATTTGGGTCAAATTGATAATGTACCAAGTTGGGCGTTTTATTCAAACGTAGACCGGCAGTTTAGATGGAGAGATATTTATACCTATGGATTTATAGACAACTTGGGACGTGGTGTTGATTATCCATATTTGAATTCTGCCCATTATCCATATACTCAGGTAATTTTTAGATTAATTCCTGAAGGAATAAATTACAATGAAAATCTTGATGGATTTAACTTTGCTATAAAACCACTAATTGATGAGTGTGAATAAATTTACGATTAGACAAGACGCGATTGTTGATAAGCAAATCAATATACCTGTTGAACTCAAGTGGGATTATTTGGGGTTGGACATGGCAATTGATGAATATGAAACAAAAGCCATTGAAGACGTTATAGGTAAAGGAAGGGATTTTGAGGTCTCAAGATTTTCTCATGCTCCTGCTACAGGAACAACTGACAACACTGCGGTCAATTATGAATTCTATTTTTATTCTGGTGGGTCGTTGAATGACATTAACAATTGGAGAATAAACTATTTGAGTGAGGGATTCACTCCTCAAGAAGTTTATTATTACAATAATAACTTCGCGAATTCATTTTTCAAATTGGATTTCTATGACACTCCTGATGAAAAACAACAAACGAATTATATAACCATAATTCTTCCAACCCAACAAGGGTTGTTTATGGAAACGCAGATGCAAAGAACTTTGGTTAATATAAGAAAACCTCAGTTTGTTTTGGATTACGTTGGAGACAAAGAAGGGTTTTTTATTTATTGGTTGAAGAAAAGAAATTTCTTGGACATTAATACATTCTATATGACCGCAAAGTTTTTCAATGCAAAGACTGGTCAATTCACCAAAATGATGACAGGTAGAGGAACAAGCCAAATTGATTCAACAAATGGACCCCAAGTTTATTTAACTGAAAACAACAAATATACTTTTGACAACACACAGTACTTTTATTACACGGTGAAGTTAAATTATGAGGCACAAACTTACCAAGTGTTGAACACAACAGGTCAAAGGTTGGGAACAAACATTCCCATAAAATGGTATGAGTACGTTAATCCACCACAATAATGTCACAGGATAGTTATAGATTCATAGTTTCACCTGAGAATATCAAAGGAGATTTGTCTGTTATAGATTACAAAGGGACACCTGTTGGGGTTTATTCAGCAATGACCCAAGTTGTTAGTTCAGGACCAAATGGTACTTCATTATTGACTGACTTATCAGTACCTATTTTGTTAAGACAAACTGCTGTCGATGCGGGATATTATAGTCCTTTTGATGGAGCGGTGTTACAAAAAGATGTGGTGGCAAATTTTTTATTTTCATCAACAACAAGCCAACCTTATGTTTGGAATGTGTATAATACATCAGACCAATTTCAGAAGTTTTTGGAATTGTCTGTGTATAGAGTTGATTGGGGGGACGGAAGTCCTAAACAAACAATTACCACTTATGCTCCAAACTCAATTACTCATACATACCCAACTGCTACGAAACAATATACAATCACTTTGGAACAAACAAATCCATGGGGAATAACTAAAGTTTCCAAGACTATCAATGTTCCGTTTTCTGATGTGGTGATATATAATCCTCAAGGTCAGGCGTTCTTTGCTCCATCCACAGGTAATTGGATTGGGACACCAGTATCATATAATTACATTTTTTCGGGAGATGCTGTCAACGTGGTTTCAGCACAAACATCGAACAACTATGTAACAATACCATTCACAGTATCGGGAAATACTAAATCAAGGGTTAATGAATTGGCATTCTATGGTAGTCCTAAATTTCGAGTCGGAGTACCTGTAATAAGTAATGGTCAAATATGGGGTGCGATTACTGATATAAATCCTGTTTATACTGCTTACACAATAACGGAAGTGAACTATTATGATTATAAAGATGGAACTACAATATTTTTCCAACAATCATCGGGATTCACTTCTAATAATCTCACTGCAGAACCTATCACTAAAGATGAGGTTCTTCTCAAAGTTATAGACCAAGCACAGATACAAACCAATGTTTTTGTGGAGAGAGGAAAGAATAGTGCTTATGAAAGAGTTTTGAGATTGGGTGAGGTTGATAATTTGGGAGATATGATTAACTATGGGTATGGATTTTTTAATGTAGTTAATAAAGAAAGTACCAATTGAAAAAAAGAACTAAACTATTTATAAATTAAATAAAAGAATATGGCAATCGGCTCATACGGTACAATAAGACCTTCAGATGTTTCACCAGCAGATGTTGAAATTATTATGAACTATACTCCAACAAGGGATGTGACAGACCAATTTGTTTTAACAAAGTTGGATGCACAAACTATATTGAGACCTTACTTCGCAAACACTGAAACTGGTGGAACTCCTGATGTTGAAGTTTTGGGAGGACTTTATAATTTGACATTACCGGCAAATCAATTCAATGCGTTGGGAATTTACACATTATATATAAGACCCGCTGAAATTAGAACGGTGATTACTGATTGTGGGGTTTTAAGTGCTTTACCAAATGTGAAAGGTATTATCATTGACATTAGTGATGTACCAACACAATATCAAAACAAATTTGTCCCACAGGGGTTGGTAGGATTTAGAGTGGAATACCTCAATCCAGATGGGTCAAAAATTCCTAACTTTTTCAGAGTCGTTACATCAAGTTTCTTTTGTGAACCAGTGACAACAAATGAAGTTAATACAACGCAAAAGGCGATAAGATATAGATATGTTGAAGGGGACTCAAATCTGATATTCTTAACATTGTCACCATCTTCATCACCAACAAACAAACCAAATTCAACTCCGTTCATTGGACAGCCAGACCAAGATATTATAATTACAAATACATTTTTCAATCCAGTATCCATAGAGATTGAAATGGTTGAGTATGACATTTCTTCTCTTGCAATTGCTCTATATGGTAATCAAACTAAGTCTATTGATGATGGAATCTACACTATCTACGACGCTAATGATAACATATATAGACAATACAACCTATACGAAATCAGAGACCAATTTAATGCTCTTCTTTATGAGGTTAGACAAAGTAGAGGTAATAATATTGATTTTAGTAAAAACTTTACAAATATAACTAATTAATGGCGACTACTCAAAGGAATACTAAATTTTTCTACCCACCACGGCCAGGTAGTGGAGCGGGAACCTTCTCTGACAACATTGTTGGATTACAAACAGTGGAGGGAGGAGGACTTACGCAAGGAAACTTTGAGTTCACAACTTCGGTTACAGAAAGAGTAACTAGAGACTTTAATGTAGGAGCGTTCTCTCAACCAATTGGTTTGGATGGGTTAAATATTAATGACTTAGAGGAAAGTAGGAGGATAATTGCGACACAATTCAGAGTTTATCCAAATTACGATGTCTCTCAAGTATTAAACTTTTCGATGTATGGATCTTTGAGTAAAAGATTTCAGGTGTCAGTAACAGAAATAATTAATAGGTTTCCAGCGTCTTTGGATATAGTCTTCAACAATGAAGACTTTGTGACTGGAGCAACTGCAACTAATATATCTTATGATATTAATACTGATGAAACTACATTAAGAATAAACACTGATAGAATCAATAATCCTTTTGATATTGATTATTCATTAAGTGCAACAACTAATCTATCAATTAGAGAGATAGTGGTTTCTCCTTATAGAAATTTGTATAACACCTATTTGGATTATTGTATTGCCATTAATGACAACATATTCAACGTAGTTTCCTTTACTCCATCTCCAACATTATCATCAGGATACATTGAATTTATAGTTTCAGGTGCGCCATTTGGAAAAACTGCGACCATATCATACGAAGAATTTCAAGTTAGACCAAATGATTTAGTTACAGATAGAATATTTGCTGAAAACTTTGACGAAGTTCAAAAGTTTTTGTTGAATAGATTAATCAGACCTGAATACACGGCAGTGTTTCAAGTTCCTCAACAAAATGAGTCAGGTCAATTTTTTACGAATTATCAACAAGTAACTTGGCCAAAAGAAGGTCCGTGGAACTTAGATATTAAATCATTTCTTTTTGAAGATTACCTTACTCAGTTGGAATCAATCGCTGTCAACTTGGATTCATTCAAAACCAATTTGATTTCAAGATTTTTGGTTTCGGATTCCCTTAAAGAATTCGATACACTTGGACGTAAGGTTGAGAAGATATTCCAAATTTACGGAAGAAGTTTTGACCAAATCAAACAATTCATAGATGCCTTGGCATATATGAACTCAGTGAATTACAATCCATCGAATGATATTCCATCACAATTATTAGCCAATTTGGCGCAAACACTTGGATGGAGTTCAAATTTTTCACCAATAACTAATGAAGATTTCCTTAGTTCAGTTTTTGGAAATACTTCAACTCCAACTTATCCTGGATATGCAAGAGCATTAGCCCCAACAGAATTAAATTACGCTTATTATCGTAATCTTATTTTGAATGCGTCTTATTTATTCAAATCCAAAGGTACGAGACGTTCGGTTGAATTTCTGTTAAGATTAATCGGAGCACCTGATTCTCTGATTGAATACAACGAACACATTTATTTAGCAGACCAAAAAATTAATATGGAACAATTTAATGTTCAGTGGGCTGCAATATCAGGAGGAACATATGTTCAGAATACTCCAGGTTTTATACCAGGTTCTACATATAAAATCAAAGGACAATCTTTTAGTGCATTCACTTCTATTGCGACTTATCAAGATGTTGCAACAAGACTTGGTGATTATCCTGTAGATGCTACAGGTTTCCCAAAGGCGCCAATAAATACTGAGAGTTATTTCTTTCAATTAGGAGCGGGATGGTACGAATCTACTCCTTCTCACAGAAGCCCTGACCAAGTTACAATTACAGGACAAATATATACAGGTCAAAACTTTAACATACAGACACAATTACAGCCATTCACTTATGGACAACTTTATTTGAATAGGTTTAGAGATTTTCCTTATATGACTGAGGGATTCAAACTTAAAAAAGTTGTAGACAATAATAAATCTTGGTTGGCGGAAGATGATAGAATAAGAGTTTCAACAAACGCTGATTACAATGCGTATTATTTTGTAGATGATGAGAGATTAGTTCTCAATGTCAAAAACGTAGATTTGTTTTTGAATCCAGCACAAGGTTTAGTTTATGATGTTTGGGATGAATCAAGACGATATGATTATCCAATCCCTGAGTCAGGATTAACAGTTGGATATCCCGTACCTGGTGGAGTCGATAGTACATTTGTAAATCCACAACCGAAGAAAAAAACATTTTTTGAGTTCTCTCAAACTTTTTGGGAGAATATGATTAATGTGAGGAACCGTCAATATATTACTGATGGTAAAACAGGTGGGTATCCAACGCTTCAATCAATTTTTTGGAAATACATTGAATCTGAAAGTACAGTTGGAATACCAAACAACAAATACACTTATCAAAAATTGATTGATTATGTAAATGGTATTGGGCCTTATTGGATGAAGTTGGTGGAACAGATGTTTCCAGCTACTACGATTTGGAATACAGGTGTCAAAATGGAAAACTCGATTTTCCAAAGACAAAAATTTGTCTATCGAAGACAGAGAGGATGTCAATTCATACCAGTTCCTGTTGACCCTTGTTTTATAATATCAAATATTTTCGATTATAACTGTACAACTGAATATACTGACTTTAATATATTTCCATGGCTGAATGGAGATGTTGATGTTAGTAATTTCAGTAGCATTTTATCGAATAGAGTCAACAGTATGTTGGCACAAAGTGGTCTGACTTTGAATGATTGTCTTACAAATTCTGTACAGAGCAGTTGGTATGTTGATTTGAGAATAGGTGGGGATATAATAATTCAAGAATTGTTCTATGTGGGTTATGGACTTACAGATGTTCCGACCAACACTATGTGGAGAAACGCATTGATACAATATCTACCACAATTATATGATTATGGATTCACATTTTTCTTAAACGGAAATGTGTTGACCATCACAAGTTTGACTTGTACAGAAAGAAATTTCAATGAAGTACTTTCGTTGAATTCGGGGATAAATATAAGTATTAATTGTCTTAATAACTAATGGCGGTATTAAATTATAACATAGCGGTTACAGGTGATTGTTCCAACAATAACTCAGGGGCACTCAATCTTTATGTTAGTGCGGGGTCACCTCCATATACAGTACAATTTATCAGTCCGTCTTACTCTTCACAAATCATCACAACTCAACCAGCTTCCCTTGCTGGATTGGCAAGTAATGTTTATCAAATTAGAGTTAATGATAGTAGTCTACCCACTAACAATGAATTTTTAATCAATATTCCAATATCAAGTGGGGTCTGTGGTTCTATAAGTGCAGTTCAAAACACAACTTGTGGAAACAATAATGGTTCAGTTACGGGTTCTTCAACTTCATTATACTCTTCAACAGACTTTTTTTTGTATGATGTAAATAACAATTACCTGGCATCTGCAAATACCGTTACAAATGCGGCGGTTTTTGGTGGATTGAGTGCAGGAACCTATTATTTAGGAGTAACAGATTTAGGAGGATGTACGGCATTCACTCCAACTTTTATTGTACAAGACTCTGAAAATTTGGATTTCGGACTTTATGTTGTTCCAAATTCAAGTTGTGGAGGTTCACCGATAGGTAAAATTTTTGTAACAGGTCAAACGGGACAAGCTCCTTTCAGTTATTTGTGGAATGATGGCCAAACAGGGAGTACAATCACAGGATTAACTTCTGGTCTTTACTCGGTTACTGTGACAGATGCTTATGGCTGTACTCTGTCAAAGTCAGGAACTATCACGAATGTAAGTCCAATTGGGCTTGGGTTATTCACTGCCACTGAACCAACTTGTCTTCAATCAAATGGAGTAATTAACATGACAGTAACAGGCGGTACTGAGCCATTTTATTATTCGGCATCTACAGGAAGTGTTCTAGTATCCTATTCAAGGACGTTTTCAATTTCAGGATTATCTGCGGGTCAATATAATTTCTTAGTAACAGATGCAGGATTGTGCCAAATGACTGCAGGTATAACACTTGAAACACCAGGTGGATTGACAAGTGTTACAGTACAGGGACAGAATTCAACTTGTTCTACAAACAACGGTTCAATCTTAGTAAATGTTGTTGGAGGTACAGTGCCTTACACTTATACTTTAATTTATCCAACAGGTAATCAACTCAATATTAGTAATTCACAAACTAGTCAAATTTTCCAAAATCTAAGTGGAGGAACTTATTCTGTTGCTGTTTCAGACAATAGTGGATGTTCATTTTTACAAGAATTGACATTATTGACACAAAACAAATTTACAGTTTCAACACAAGTATTGGGAACAAGTTGTGGTCAAAGCAATGGAAGTGTTACAATTTTTACATCCTCAGGAGCAACCTTACCTTTGGATTATTCTGTTGATGGAATACAAAATGTTATTGACACAAATTTGAGTGCGGTGACATTCAACAATCTTTCATCAGGAACTCATGTTGTTACAGTAACTGATGATGATAATTGTGCTCAGATAACAAATATATTAGTTTCTCCAAGCCAACAATTAAACTATACTTTATATAGCACTTCTTGCGGTAGTGGGTCGAGTGGTAAAATTACTGCATTCATAACCTCAGGTGAGCCACCATTTAGTTTTAATTGGTCAGATAATGTACCAAATGAACCTCAACAAATACAAGTCAGTGGACTTACTGCTGGAACTTATTCTTTGACAGTGGTGGACGCTAATGGATGTTCATTAACAAGAAATACAACTATAACTTGTAATTCAAATTATGCGTCTTACCAAACTTATGTCATGGGTGCTGAGATATTTAATATTCAATCTCCAACTAAATTTGGATTACTTCAAATGTTAAACGAGGGGTATTTTGATTTAACCTCAGGTAATACAGGTTGTGATTTAATAAGTGCAACGTTTACTGCAAAAGTTTCCGTAAATCCATCGGGAGTTATCGCTTCTCAAAATTTCTTCACATCAACATCTTTGGTTCAAGTCCCAACAGATAATGATTGGTATAATACGCTAAGAACTTTATTACTTGGAATTCCTGGTGTTGGGAGTGTTATAATTGACCAATTAAATAATCAAATTACTATCGAGACAAGTAGAAACAATACTTCATTAGAAGGGGAAGAAATTGTGATCGATTTGATTATAAACTATAACATAATTTGTTTATCATGAATCAGGTAAGAATTACGGAAATATCGGGAGGTACTTATCCTATAAGTGTTTACATATCAGATGTCTATGGAAATAACCAAACACTTTTAGGGACTATTTCTTCAGGACCAGTTCCACCTGTTGTTGAATATAATACAGTAATACCTTCAATATTCTCAACTGCGCCTGAAATAATGTTAAAGTTGGTCGATGGCAACAACTGTGAAGTATTCAAAATACTCCAATGTACTTTTGGATGCGCGTTTGAAATTACAATCGAATTGGCATCTTGTATTGTTAACATTGATATCCAAGAATCCAATTGTAATTTCTCTATTTATAGTACAGAAGCGAATTGTGGATTCATTTTAATTTAATAAAAAAAATATTCATTCTATATTTTTAACATATCGTAAATGAAATAGAATAGTTGTGGTATTTATTTAATAAAAACATCGGATGTCTACATATTCTATTTTAGTTACGAACAATGCCCCTGGTTGCACAACCGAGATTGAGCAACAACTTACGGTCACTGGTTGTACTACATACATCGTTAGACTTGCTTCTAACTCAAACGCGTTAGGTCCATTTAACATTTATGTTGATGACGTAATTTATTATTCTGCAGCAACAAGAAATGACATGTTCAATGGTATTGTGGTTGTATTAGAATGTGTAACTCCAACTCCAACTCCAACACCTACAACGACTGTAACTCCGAGTATTAGTGCATCACCTGGACTGTCACCAACGGCAACTCAGACACCTACAAATACGCCAACGGTAACAAATACACCGACAAATACTGAAACTCCAACAGTAACACCGACTAATACACCTACAAATACAATTACACAAACACCAACAAATACTGAAACACCAACTAATACTCCTACAAATACAATTACAAATACGCCTACAAATACAATTACAAATACGCCTACAAATACCGAGACACCAACAAATACGCCTACAAATACAATTACACAAACACCAACAAATACTGAAACACCAACACCTACACCAACAGAAACTCCAACAAATACGCCAACTAATACCGCAAGTGTTACACCAACTAATACTGAGACACCAACTGAAACTCCAACAAACACGCCTACAGAAACACCAACTAATACACCAAGTGAAACACCAACACAAACTCCAACTAATACTGAAACACCAACACAAACTCCAACTAATACTGAAACACCAACTAATACACCAAGTGAAACACCAACACAAACACCAACTAACACACAGACTCCAACAGAGACTCCAACAAACACGCCTACAGAGACTTCAACTAACACGCCAACACAAACACCAACTAACACAGAGACACCAACAAATACACCAAGTGAGACTCCAACAGAGACTCCTACAAACACGCCTACAGAAACACCAACTAATACACCAACTCAAACCGCAACTGTAACTTCAACACCTAGTGAGACACCAACACAAACGCCTACAGAGACTCCAACTAACACACCAACTACTACAACAACACCAACTAATACACCTTCACCTACACCTACTAGTCAACCGTTATTTGCTTATGTAACTATTGAACCACAAGGACAAACGTCTAATTTCAATGGATGGATGTTATCACAAGGTTCTGCGTTCCGTGGATTCGGGATTAACGGAGCGACAACCGCAAACGCTGTAACATTTAACCAACAGATGAATGCTTACTTGAACTACTCAGGATGGGGAGGAAATTCACCTGCAATCATTACAGGTACAATTTCTCCAACATCAGGTGGAAATGATGCGTATGGTAATCCAATTAACGCTTATTTATTCCAAACAACACAAATACCAGCGGGAACAACACCAAGTAATGCTTGGTATACATGGTATATATCTACGGGAGCAACAAATGGTCAAATTATGACACAAATTGCAACTAATACCGCAAATAATCCAACTGCATTGGTAGGGAGAAATCTAAATTCATCTTACTATAACCTAACGGTATCATATACTGGTGGTACAATCCCACCAGGTACATATCGAGTTTATACTACTTATTCAGATCCTGCCTTTAGAATAAACGCATCGCTAAACAATATTTATTTTAAAGGAAACGCATTAATATAAAATAAAATAAAAAAAATAACATGAGCTTTAACTATCAAAATCCACTTGCAACAACAATATTTGAATCCCCTGTTGGTGTTGCCCTTGATAATAGTACGGGTACAAATTTCAGTGTATATTCAATTGGAGGATATATGGAAGTTTATTCTCATCAAGATTTGGAGTATACAATACCTCCAGGAACTGAAGGGCAAGTACTATACTCTGGAAATACAATTCCAATTGCCTTTAATTATAATGTACCATTTTCGACACCTAATCTTTTAATATTAAATAATGATGAAATTTCATCAGGAAGAAGACGATTAGGTATGATGGTGTATGTGATATCTGCCGATACCACATATCAATATGTTATCGACGACTATGCGACATTATGGAATGCGGCACAAACATCGGGGGCTCTTGGATTTAACGGTACTAACTGGATTTGTGAAAATAGCACTGAGGCTGGTACCAATTTCGTCAATGCTTGGACAGGGTCAACAATTGAAGGTATTAGTGGCGTTACACATGCAAATGCAAGATGGAGAATTGCAAATATGAATGACACTGTTATTACGGGTGGCACATATTTTTCTGCAACTACAACTTTACAGCTATACGAAAACAATGGTCAAACAATATCAATTACAGGATTTACAGGAACGGTAACGGGAGGGACTTATGATAGTGGTTCTTCAACGTTAACTCTTAATAATAGTGATGGTAGTGTAGTATCAATTACTGGTATTACTTCAGGGTCTGGATCAGCCTTATCCGTTGGAGACGGTGGAACACCGGTAACTAATGTTTCAGGAATTACATTTAGTGGAGCATCGGTTATAAATAATACGGG